AGAAGGCAAGAAAGTTTTGCTCTGTATCAGAGACGTAGAACCAGACAGTAAGAACCCTTGGACTGCTTATGAAGTACTAGTAAACTTAAGAGAGGAACTCAAGTACCTAGTTCAATCAGGAATGGTAAGAATAGAAGTTATACCTGATATTGAATCAATTAATATTGGCCGAGGCGTTGGCTATGATGTTATTGAACATGTACCACCAGAAGAGATAGAGCAAATATCAGCCACCAAGATTCGTGAACAAATGAAACTAGAAGGTAAACTATGATAGTCCAAAGAAAGAGGCACATTGCCAAAACCATTAGCTATAGGATCATTAGCACCTTAATTGGCTTCTTGATTATGTGGGCAGTATCAGGATCTGTTAAAGTAGGAGCTGCTTTTGGAGTAGCAGAGTTAGTCTACAAGCCTATACAATATTATATCCATGAAAGGATTTGGTATAGGTGGATCAAGTATGGTCTTAGAAAAGAGTAACTTTTGCTAGATTTTTGTATATTTATAAATAAACAAGCTAATCATGAAACTAATCCTTATTTTAACTGTAGTAGCCATTGCTGTTATAGTTGTTCTAATGAAGAAAGGTAAAATTGCTGACAAAGACGGTAATAACATCCCAGACGTACTTGAAGAGAAAGTAGCTGAGGTAAAAGAAGTTGTTACTAAAGCAAAAAAGACAACTAAGAAGAAAGCCACAAAAGAGTAATTTTGTTTTTTTAATATAAACAATAATGGCCCTTTATAAAACGAGGGCCATTTTACATATTTATAATCGATTAGAGTTATGGGAAAACTAACAGACACAGAACTACAACTAGTTCAACTCATTAAAAGAGACGCTTTAGAAGTAGCATCTGCTTTAGGCGAATTAGGTTATCAAAAGATGACTTTGGAACTTTTGATTGACGAACAAAAAAAGAAAGTTGTCGATATCAAGCAAAGAGAATCCAAAATTTTAGACGAGCTTAAAGAGAAATACGGAAACGTCTCCATAAATATTGAGACAGGAGAATTTCAATAAAGTGTTTCAAAAAAGTTTCGATATTTATTACTAGATAAAAATCATATAAATGGCCGAAACACTTTTAAGCCCAGGAGTTTTCTTACAAGAAAACGATCTATCCCAGATAACAGCAGGTCCAGTTGCAGCAGGCGCTGCTCTATTAGGACCTACAGTAATTGGTCCAGTTAATATTCCAACATTAGTAACATCTTACTCGCAGTACAAAGCTTTGTTTGGTGCTGCTTTCATATCTGGTGGTACTAACTACGAATATCTAACTTCTATTGCAGCTCTTAACTATTTTGAACAAGGTGGAGAATCTCTCCTTATTACAAGAGTCGCTTCAGGATCTTATACTTCAGCTACAGCTTCTGTTGTAGGTATTAACGGAACAGGTTCATTCACTCTAGAGACTTTGTCTGTAGGCGATATTATGAACAACGTAGGAGGTAACAACCTAGGAACTAGAGGATCACTTCCTTCTGGTTCTTCTGCTAACATTCGTTGGCAGATCACTGGCTGTGATACTGGTTCTGGTGTGTTTAGTCTTGTTATCCGTCGTGGTGATGACTACAACAATAGCCAGACTATCCTTGAAACATGGAACAATCTTTCTCTAGATCCTAATCAGAATAACTATATTGCTTATGTAATTGGTGACCAAGTACAAACTGTTCGCCAAGATTCTACAGGAGATTATTACTTACAGACTTCTGGTTCTTATCAGAACAAGAGCTTGTATGTAAGAGTTAAATCTGTAGAACAACCAACTCCTGGTTACTTTAACCAAGTAGGTGTGGCTCAAAACATTTATACTGGTTCAATGCCACTAATCGGTTCTGGATCTAGCTCTACTGTATATACTGCTGCTAATGGTGCTTTCGGTGGTGCTGTTGGAGCTCCTTATGGAGGATTCATCACAGCTAACTACACAACTAACTCTCCTTTGAATATGTTCGAAGGTATTAAGAGTAGCGCTGCTACATCTGCTACTAACAATATTCAAGGTCTTATCAACTCAGACTATAATATCGCTATAAATCTTCTTGAGAACACTGATGCCTATGACTTCAATGTTATATATGCACCAGGTTTGAATAGCCAGAATGCTGCTAGCCAAGTATCTTCAATGTTAGCTGTAGCTCAAGGTCGTGGTGATAATATCGCTGTAATTGACATGGTTCCTTATGGTGCACAAATCAACACTGTAATTAGTCAAGCCATATCTTATGATAATAGCTATGGTGCAACTTACTGGCCATGGGTACAAGTAAGAAGCCGTGAAACTGGTAAAGTTAACTTCGTTCCACCTTCTACATTAGTACCAGCTGTTTACGAATACAACGACCGTGTAAGTGCAGAATGGTTTGCTCCAGCAGGTCTTAACCGTGGATCACTATCTACAGTACTTCAGCCAGAAAGAAAGATCGGTGTAAATGATCGTAACCTCCTATATCAAGGAAAGGTTAACCCAATTGCTACTTTCCCAGGTGTTGGTACAGTTATCTATGGTCAAAAGACACTTCAACAGAAGCCGTCTGCTCTTGATCGTGTAAATGTACGCCGTCTATTAATCGCACTTAAATCATATATTGGTCAATTAGGTGAGCAAATCGTGTTCGAGCCAAATACACAAGTAACTCGTAACAAGTTCTTGAGCCAAGTTAACCCATATCTTGAGTCTGTACAACAACGTCAAGGTCTTTATGCCTTCCAAGTTGTAATGGACGAAACTAATAACACTCCAGATGTAGTAGATCGTAACCAATTAGTTGGTACAATTTATCTACAGCCAACAAAGACTGCTGAATTCATTCAACTTGACTTCAACATTCTTCCAACTGGTGCAACATTTGGTCAATAATATAAAACAAACCTACGATGAACGATAATACAGTACTCAGAATCAAAGTTCCTGCTCACTTATACGAGAGTGTAAAAGAGCAATTGACCCTAACTGAAGCCAAGAAAGGTAAGCACAATCTTGGTGCTGGTATGGAGGTTGTCAAAGAAAAGAAAATGAAAACACCAAAAGACGGCATGCACAAGATGGAAGAGAAGAAAGAGAAAGTTGAAGAAACTCAACAAGTAGAAGAAGGTATCTTAGACACACTTCGTGCCGCTTCTGATAAAATCTTCTATAACCCAGCACTAGTTGATGCTCCTAAAGAAGTAGTTAAGGCTTGTATTGAAGACGCTAACCAAGAAAAGAAGTCTAATCCTAAAGTTGATAGAGACAATCTTATCGTTAATTGTCTAAAGAGTAAAGGCGCAGCTTTTAAAGCTAGCCAAACTACAGGAATTGCTGAGAAGAAAGAAAGAACAATGGACGAATTGAAGAAGGCTAAAGATATGCTTGAAATGAAAATGAAGAAAATGGAAGAGAGCCTTAATGAGAAGAAGCATAAAGAAGAAGAAAAACAATAATTTAGTTATTGAATATTTATAGTAAGAAACTAAATCGCACATACAATGCCAGTATTGGATCCAAATGAAATAATGTTCACAGCGTTTGAACCTACAGTATCAAACCGCTTTATCATGTATATTGATGGTATTCCTTCATACATGATCAAGAAGGCAGACGCTCCTGGTGTTACTCTAAATGAGATCAAGTTAGATCACATCAACGTTTACCGTAAGATTAAAGGTAAAGCTGAATGGCGTGATATGACTTTGTCTCTTTATAACCCAATCTCTCCTTCTGGCCAACAAGCTGTGATCGAGTGGGTACGTTTACACCATGAGTCAGTAACAGGCCGTGATGGTTATTCTGACTTCTATAAGAAAGACCTTAACCTATCTATCTTAGGTCCTGTTGGCGATATTGTAAGTGAGTGGATTATCAAAGGTGCTTTCATTAAAGAAGCTGCTTTTGGTAACTATGACTGGTCTACCTCAGATCCAACTGAATTGACTATGTCTATCGGAATGGATTACTGTGTACTAAACTATTGAGTTCTCAATTACCAATTTTATACAGGAAAGGCCCCAATCACTTGGGGCTTTTTTTATTTTGGTAAATTTATTGTTTGTATATTTATATATAAAAGCTAATAGTTTATGAGTGAACAAAAGTTTACGGTCCCTACCGAAATGATCGACCTACCTTCTAAAGGTCTGTTATACCCAAAAGAAAACCCACTATCATCTGGCCAAGTTGAAATGAAGTATATGACAGCGAAAGAGGAAGACATCCTTACAAATGTCAACCTGCTTCGCCAGGGCCTCGCCATCGAGAAGATGCTCAAGAGCCTAATCAAAACACCTATCAACTACGATGACCTAACCTTAGGTGATAGAAATGGCTTACTGATAGCCGCTAGGATTTTAGCCTATGGTAAGGACTACTCTTTCAAATATACTAATCCAACTACAGGTGAAGATGAGAAAGTAGAGATAGATCTACAAACCTTAAAATATAAAGAATTAGATTGGTCTAAGTTTGATGGTAAGAATGAATTTAGTTTCACTTTGCCATACTCTAAGAATGAAGTTACATTCAAGGTACTTACTGTATCTGACGACAAGAAGATAGATGAAGAGATTAAAGGTATGAAGAAAGTCGTAGGCCAAGAAGCAGGAGCCGTTTCAACTAGACTTAAACATCAGATCACATCTGTAAACGGTGAATACTCTGTTAAAACAGTTCGTGATTTTATTGATCAAGGATACCTTTTATCTAGAGATTCAATTGAGCTTCGTAAACAAATCGAAAAGGTAACACCAGACATTGACATGTCTATTAGCTTCACTATGAAAGACGGCACTGAGGTCTCTACTACAATGCCTATGTCAGCCGAGTTCTTTTTTCCCGGGAGCGGACTATAGGTCCGCATTCATGACCGAAATATTTGAGCTTACCTATCATGGCGGTGGAGGCTTCACTTACTCTGAAGTTTGGAATATGGACGTTCCTAAACGTAGGTTTAACCTCAAAAAGATCAATGAGTATCTAGAGAAGGTTGAAGAGATGCGTAATCAAGGCCAGCAAAAGGTAACTGAGAAAACAGACCCTAGCAAAATCAAACTACCTGACTTTATAAAAAATAAGTCGGAAGAGCCTACCTTTGTATCTAAGGTAAAAACGAAAAGGTAAATATTTATTCGTAAGCAAGGTACAGTAAATGGCTAATGAAAATCAAAATACAGGGCCTAATTTAGGAGGTACAGGTACACCTGATCCACAAGCATTAAGGCAAAGTCTAAAACAATTATTAGACGATCAAGGTGATTTTAATAACCTGTTGAAAAATGCCATTTCTGATCTTAAGAGGATGGATACTAGCTATGCCAAAATTGAGGCTAGACTATCTTCATTAAACAAGGATTCTATTAACGTAAAGCAAGTTAATCAAGAGCTATTACGTCTAAGACAAAAAGAATTTTTAGAAGGAAAGAAGTTAAGAGACCTAGAAAGTGAAGCATCTCAAAATGCTAAAAACTCATTAGCACTAGCTAAAGAGAGAACAGGCGCGCTGATGAGAGATGCTGCTATATTAGGTGAGCAACTTGATTATGAACAAACAATGCTTCAGTATCTACAAGATGCAGGAGACATAGAATCTATAGCTTTATATACAGCAGAAAAGCAACTTGAAATTGCTAAACAGCAAACTATAGAAGGTCAAAAAGAGTTAGAATTAGAAAAGCAGCTAAACAAACAAATTGGTATTACAGGAGGAGCATTAAAACTATTATCAGACAAGCTAGGAATAGGAAACGATTACTATGCTCAAATGGTTTCAAAAGCACGCCAACTACAAGCTGAAGGAAAGAAAATGACTTTCTTTGATAAGTTAGGAATTTTAGGAAAGTCAGCACTAGGAGGTTTAAAAGAAGCATTCTCTGATCCACTAACAGCTCTTCCTATTATTGGTACTGCTTTAGGAGGTATAGTAAAAGGCTTTATGAGCTTAGTAGAACTAGGCTTACAAGTTCAAGATAGAAATGTTAAATTTGGTAGAGCGCTTGGTTTATCTAAACAAGAAGCACAACAAGTAGTTAATAGATTCCAGCAAATATCTTTAAACTCTAATAGTGCATTAGTTACTGTACAAAGACTTGTTGAGTCACAAAAAGAACTATCAGATGAGCTAGGCGTTAACAACATACTATCTGCTCAAATTCTTGAAACAAATATAAAGTTGAAAGAGTTAGCAGGTCTAGATGCACAATCTAGAGCAGAGATTGCTAAGTCTAGTGTAATAACAGGAAAGTCATCAGAAAGTATATCTAAGTCTGTTTTAGCGCAAGTTGTAGGTTTAAAACAAGCAACCGGAATTAGCTTCAATTATCAGAAGATACTTAAAGAAGCATCTAATTTAGGTGGTTATTTAGGCCTTTCATTTGCAAAATACCCAGCACAATTAACTAAGTCATTAGTTACTGTAAAAGCAATGGGTATGGAATTAAAGCAACTTGACTCATTAGCCGATTCTTTCTTAGACTTTGAATCATCTATATCAAAAGAGTTTGAAGCGCAGCTATTAACTGGTAGAGATATTAATTTAACTAAGGCTCGTGAAGCATTTTTGAATAACGATCTAGCAACAGCCGCTTCTGAAATAACTAATCAAGTTGGTTCTGCTAACGACTTCTTAAAACTAAATCGTATACAAGCTGAGTCTTTAGCTTCTGCATTTGGTATGAGTCGTGATCAAATGGGTGAGATGCTAAAGCAACAAGAGTTGTTAGCTAAGATAGGAGCTAAACAAGGAGATAGTGCACAAAAACAATTACAGTTAGGATTAGAAAGGTATAAAAATCAAAAAGCACTAACGGCTGCTATTGGAGAAGAGGCATATCAATCTATGGTTAATGCGTCTGCTCAAGAAAAGATTGCAGGTTTCATGGATAAAATCAAAGAAGCTATTGCAAACTTTGTAGCTAACTCTCCATTAATTCCATTAGTTGAAAGAGCAATAGATTGGTTAAGTAGTCCATCTAATATCAAAACAATTGTTTCTTATGTTCAAGGAGCTTTTGCTACTATATTTGATATATTTGGTTCTATTGCTTCTGGAGTTATGAAGGTATTAGACTTTTTACCAGGCATTGATATAGATGATAGTTTGATAGAAATGGTAGGTAGAGGTGGAGATACTATTAGAGCTATGAACTTAGCCGGATCTGTTCCAGATACTATTTCAGGAGCATCTGCTAAAAAAGAAGCAGGTGTATCTCCA